TTGGATTGAATATTCTGGAGACTAGCCATTTGGTTTACTCCTCCGTTCTTCATGTAATCCAGAAAACGGATCAAATAATCCGAACTCATGTTTGTAGTTATATTCTAATTTATTCATCAAAGGAATATTGCGCATAATGCCGGTCTTCGGGTCATAATTATACGCATAATTTGCCATGATGAACGACATTGGTTTCGTGTAGGAATGCCGCAGTAGGTTTTGAATCAGTAGAATCATCAACTCTGAGTATGCAACCATGACACAGTTGATATTCTCTTTTATGATCAGTGCAGTTGCCATACGAAGATCCATTACATGCTCGGTACGATATACATGCAATTTCTCTTCCCCGGCAATATGAAAGGTATCGTGCTTATATCGCAGCCAATACGCAGTGACACTCTTTTTATCAAAGACGACATAGAACTGTTTTGCCACATCCGTCAGCGTCGTGTACATCTGTTCACTTTGAGAAGCTTCTGCTAAAATGTTTTCATAGTCAAGCAGTCCAATAGTGTGATCCGTATTGGTGAAATTATCATACACATTGATCATTCGATTATTGCGGATGAACCACCAAAGTTGATCCAAACTATCTGACATTCGCACAAACGGCAAAAACTCAGGTTTCAAGTGAATAAACATATCACGATCTAGCAACAATTTGCGGAAAAAATCAAAGCTGTGATATCGAGTTACATCATAATCCAATATCAACAGCTTTGTTTTTTCCAGCATCTGTGGAAATAGTTCTAAAGTCTGATTGGTATCAGACTGTGCCATATTAATTAAAATCGTCCATACTGACGTTCTGCAGAGTCGCAGCGTCAATGTTGATATCTACCGGAGCATCTGCCATAGCAGCCATAGTCTGTTGCTGCTGGGTCTTCTGATAGCCACCCTGCTGATTATAGCTGCCATTACCAGAACGATTCCACTGACCAGGCTGAGACCGTCTCTGGAAGTTCTGAGATCTCTGACCGCTGTAACTGGATGTACCAGAGGTCCGTTGGGTGTCATTGACAGCTTTGCTGATATCCACACCCATACCAGCAGCAATGGCCGACAGTGCTACAAAGGTAGCGGTCTTATCACTCTTCTTCACCTCAGCGACCGCATGCGCCTGTGCCATCGTGAAAGCCTTCGCCGCTTCATCCAGACACTTCACAAACTTCTTGAAGTCTCCAGTCGCCTTGATGTCTTCCGTAGCGGTACCGGTATTGTGGTTGTAATTCCGCATGACCTTAGTTGCACCAAACGGATACACCTCATAGGTACCACTGCGCTTCCCGCCATCTACGTTCTTATACAGAACCAGATAAATACCGGAATTCAGATTCAGGTTAGAACCGTCACTGATCTCAACGATGGCATCACCCTTCTGAGTTGCCATAGTAGCAGTCGGAGTGAACCGATTGGTATTCTTCAGTGACTCCAGAACCTCATCACAAATTTCCTTCAGCTCAAAGATAGTGGAGAAGGTAATATTCTGGTTGAACGTCTGAGCATTCTGAATCACGTTCATATCCAGTGCAGTACCGGCGGGATACACACCGATGTCCATACTCAGAGTTCGACTCCAGTAGCGAATACGAAGGAACTTACCAGCGCGCTCATTGCTCATGAACACGCCATTTGTGGTGACGCTGTCTGCGTTATTTCCTCGACTATAACCGGAAGACTTTCTTCCATACTGAGGATTAGAGTTGTATTGATTCCCATACGGCATAATGGAATCCACCTTTCTATATTATCATATTGAGCTGTTATGGTAGTATTCAGAAAATAACAGCTCACTCAGATTTCTCGTATTTATTTTTGTAGTGATCATACAGGTACCACAAGGTCATAGTACCAATGAAGTGAATCAATGCTACTATGACCTTGTGGAGGGGATCTATATCAGTTAGACCCAGCAACTGCAGCAGTCCCGTTGTCGATGCTGCCAGATACAGTGCTCGCGGTATTGTTGGAGGTTTCGGGAAATTCGGCAGTCGCATTGTTTGCGGCAGTAACCGTAGCCTTCAACCCAATCGTGCTGTTAGCCTGGGTCAACAGTGTGGCAAACAGCATCGCCTGAAGCTCCAGCATCGTAGTAGTATTATACTCATTGTGGATTACCAGATCATATTCATAGTTGTCCACACCACGATCGGCATAGTTGGTATATGCATCCGGAGATACCTGTCCATCTACCAGAGCAGTGATACACATAATACCCATATTCTGGATAATGTAGTTCTTGATCTTGTCGATCTCTACGGGCTCCCGAATGATCATGAAGACCACGTCATACTCCTCGCCGGCATTCAGTAGCTTCTCGATAGTCGTCTTCAGTTCACCGAGCAGACAGATCGTAGGACCATCACAGAACTTCGTCCAGGCAGTCTTCAGGTCACTCATGAAGGTACGGAACCGATCCGTCTTCTGATCGCGCTCTCCAGCAGGATCAATCTTGGACAGTTCACCAAATTCACCGATAAACGGGGCGGTATAATTGATGAACTTATCTGCAACCTCATAAACTTCGTTGACCGAAGTCAGACGCATTGCAGAGCAGTGCTGATTCACCGCACTGATGAATGTGTCCTTTCCAGAACCGCCGGTACCATTCAGGATGCAGACGACCGGATAGTGTGCAGAAGTGGTATCCTCTGCGTTCATAATCACAGTAGTAGCCAGTCCAGCTTCAACGCTGAAGATCATATTGGTCTTCATATAGTCGAGCATCTTCTGGGTCGCAGCACGCACCTGGGTCTCAGTGTACCCGGTCTGCTTGAACGTGTAAGTAGTGGGAACATTAGTGCTCCCACTGGTCAACTCGATGTCGTTGGCATTGGTCTCGTCCAGGTTAATGATTACTTCACTCATTTTAAGCTCCTCCTTTAAATTCGTACAATATTGGTATAGTACGTTGTACTTGCACCATTTACATTTGTTTTCCCAGCGCTCAGTCCAAGCGGACGATACAACTGAGTAAACAGTTTCATATTGTCACTTACCAGGGTCTCAGTATCGATGATTGCTAATAACCAATCCGGAACTTCATCCAGATCATCCGGCATCGCAATCGATTTGATACCTTTCCCCTTTACGATCTTATCCTTCCCAGTCTTTGGATCACGAGTAATCGTATCACCAATCTCTGGATCAGTCTCAAACAGATGCATCATCCGATCATAAATCTTCGGCCACTGTTCCAACTTAGCTACGTCCTTTTTATTTCGCATCAGGACTTTAACCAAGGTAACCGTTGCCGGGAGATCAATACGATCTTTATCACTGTTCAGTTTATTCCAAACGTACACAGCTTTATATTGACCAATTCGCATCGGATTTGCATATGCATCCGGAGACTTCACTCGAATCGATCGCTTCAGATAACCCATATCACCGGTACTAATCTCACGAGTGATTCTTTGCTGGAAGTTATAGATCTTCCGATAAGTTCTCTGCAACGATACGACTCCATCTTTTGGTTGCAGCAATTGACCCATCAGAATATCGTTATAGATAAAGTCCGAAGTCTTTTCACTCGCAGTGGATTTGAAGAAGTTAACTCCTTTTACATCCAATTTCGGTGTATCGAAGATAACTTGTTCCTGACGTTTCTGAAGTCCGACATATGACTTCTTTGCAAACGTCACAATCACTCGTGAATAATAGAACTCATTCTTCATCTTGATATATCCACGATCTTCCTCCGGGACATTCACAACTCCGAGATAATGATGAAGTGTTTTTGTAATCGCCTGAGTTGTGAAATCAGACAATACATTCAACACTCGCATTTTATACATCTCAGCGTCATGCGCAGATCGGAACATCTTTACCGGTAACACATTATCAACCAAATATTTATAAATATTGCCGTATGCAACGAAGTTGCTATCTGTTCTCTCTACCCTCGGTTTCCCGATACTTTAATACGGGAGTGGACTATACAATTCCAAATGGATTCCCATTATAGTCTCTGAACGTCCCCTGCTGTATCCAAATGGACCACAAGGTTTCGCTGCGTCTGAGTGACTTGCACACTCGGTTGCACCTACTCTGATGATTTTTATGGTCTCTATCCCGTTGGACTGTTGAGTTTTTAACTCGTGCCGCATTCACGCTCTCCGTTTCCAGTCACGTTGTAGCTCATCAGGATTATGGGTGTGTCCCCGCAATTTCGGTGTTTTTACATCGACACAACTTTAGGTCTATCGATTACTATTGCAACAGCTCGATTAAAATATTTGGTTCGATCCTCGTATCGGAACATGCTATATTTATATACAACAAATTCCACTACCAATGAGGTCAAATGTTTGATTGATTTTTCAAGCTCTTTCGGAATTTTATTCGGGTCAATAAATTCTACGTTCGAACACGCAATATCACTGTACAAATCTGAGATTTTGCGCAGTGACAAGAACCCTCTCAGGTTT